AAGGACTCAAAGAGAGCAGGACATAAAAGATAATGACAAAGAAAATCAAAAAACAAGAGACCAAAACGACAAAAACGAGCAGGACAGGATTAAAAAAGCCAATGCAGAACAGGAAAAAGATGAGGCCAACAGACAGAAAAAGCAAAAGGAGTTGGATAAACAGGAGTCTGAGGATTTAAAGGAACTTTATGAGGACAGAGGAGAGATAATTGAGGCATTTACTGATAAAGCAATTGAGAACCTGGATAAACGTTTGGATGGATTTAATGATGAGATTGATGCAGCACAAAAACAGGCAGATTATTTTGCAGAATTGGCAGCAAATGGCAACATTAATGCAGAGCAATCATTGGCAGAACAAAATGAGATAATTGCAGAGGCAGAGGCAGAAAAAGCAAAAATTGAGAAACAAAAACAGGCAATCCAACTCATTAGCAGTGTTGTATTAGCTTACAATAATGAGTTAGGAGAGGGAAAAACCACACAGGAGGCATTAAAGGAGGCATTAACAGGCACAACAACCATCTCTGCATTTATTGCAGCACTACCAACATTTTTTGATGGTACAGAGAGCACAGGAACACATGGCAATGGAATTGATGGCAGAGGAGGATTTAATGCAATATTGCATCCAAATGAGAGAGTATTGACCAAAAAACAAAATGACATGATTGGAGACATCTCAAATGATAATTTGGCCGAAATCATGCAAAATTATAGGTTGGGCAATTTAGATATTGGTGCAAATGTGATGAGTGCAACAATGAACACTGAGAAATTGGAGAGCAAATTGGACTCTGTTACTGATGCAATAAACAACAAACCTGAGATTGATATTATCAAATTGACATCAACGGCAATGATGATTAAAGAGGCTCAAAAAAGGGGCAATTTTAAAACAACTAACAGATTTAAGGTAAATTAATATGATACAAACAAAACATTTTATCAATGGTACTGAGATAAGGCCATTAAATGCAGACACAATTGGATTTGTTGTTGATTATACTGCAGACTATAATTTGCCCGAATTAAACACAGACTCAATTATTTTGGTAAATGATGCCAGGCAAATTGTAATAAATCACATTAATAGTTTGGGAGTGTTTGAGGGCATCCCATACACAGTTGAGGTTTTAGGTATCACATTGGATTATTACATTGATTTAACAGAAAGTCCAAGAATTGGAGACAGTCAAATTGAGGTAAAAATAAAAAGGCGTAAAAGTGTCGAAACATTTACAAAAAAAGCAAGGGGATTAAGTTTTGAGGCAATAAATAAAACTCATCCTTTTACAACAGGATTGACAAAATATGGAATTTTTCAAGACCAACAGGGCCTCCAAATAATTATGCTCTCAATGAATGTGTTTGCATTATCAAAGGAGTTGTATGATAGTACAATGGTAATTGCAGAGGACATTGCAGAACTCACAAAGGCATCAAATGTTGAGCCAATTTTGACTGCAATCCCTGTGCCTCCTGCAATAATCCCTGTTCCATTGCCAACTGTTGATCTGGTTAAACCTTTGGATGTTGCATTTATCATTTTAAAAATTGCACTCCATGTTGCGTACACTGTTTTTATTTTACTGCAGATAATATTATTGATTAAAAAAATAATTGACATTTTAATACCTCCTGTTAAGACTTTTAAAGTTACTCAGGTAAAACATTTGATTGAGCGTGGTTGTGAAAAATTAGGATTTGAATTTGAGAGTGATTATTTAGATGCAAACAGTGGCATCACAATTTTGCCTGTGCCATTGTTAAATGCTGCACCATCTGTGTTTGAAATATTTAATCCATTTGACTCAACTGTTTATACAAAAGGCTATCCCTCTGCATTGGACTCAACACCAACATTGTTGAGTTTGATTGAGGCAGTTAAATCAATGTGCAATGGAGATTTAAGAGTAAATGGTAACGTTGTGAGATTAGACCCAAACATTAATGATGCACCGAGCACCCAGATCTCAAATACTTTAAATCTGCAAAACAAAAGAGAGGACGAGTATACATTTAATACAGGAGACTCATGGAAAAGATATTATTTATCATATCGTACTGATGTGTCAGACATTCACACGCTCAACAATTTCCAAGATGGAAACACAGAATACTCAACAGAACCAATTACAATTGTAAATGAGGATTTAGTGAGTATTAAAGGTTTAGTAAATATCGAATTGCCATTTGCATTGGGAGCACGAAAAAAGGAATTAAATTTTATGGAGTCTCAATTGCTTATTTTGGCACAGGCTGCAGATGTGTTTATTAACTTTTTTGGAGGTAATGGAAATAATGCGGCACGTGTAAATGCGAGAGTTGGGATTTTACAAATATCTCAACAACAATTCACAACAACAAAATTGCTTTATTTAAACGGCCAAAAACAACCAACAAATTATTTGGATAAAATTGGAGCAGATGGATTGTACACAAATCACACATCAAACCAAGTAAAAGAGAATTTTAAACGTATATTTACATCAACAATACCATTGTCAGACTCAAAATTTAATGAGATTATCAATGGAGGTAATTTTGTTGAGGATGAAATTACAGGAGAGGAGTTGGAGATATTGAGATTTGAGTGGATAAATGAGAGCAGGGAGGCAGTGATTGAGTACGGTGTAAAATCTGACGAGGGAAACAATACAAAAACAATTAAAATATTTTAAAAATTATGATTAACTTAAAAGGTATTGAGATGGAGGCCATGATGCGTGACTTAAACGGAGTCACAAAACAGGCTGAGAATTTAGTAAATAGTGCAATGCAGGATGATGTGATGCATTTAATGACTGATGACCAAAAAAGAGAGATGAGGGATGCACGTAAAACATTGAAAAATATTAATAGCAAAAACATGGCAAAAATGAGTGCCATTTTAAGCAAATTTAAAGGTAAATAAATATGAGTTTATTAATATACGCTGAGGAGTACCATGGGAGCAATTTTTTATCATCCAATGTTGGAGATTGGGTTGAAACTGCATTTGAGTTTATCCATAGGGTTGATTATTCTGCAGAGTACAATCAAAACAAAATCATTTGGAGAATGGTTGGAGGTGTTTTTTGGTTTGAGTTAACAAATGGAAATGAATGGAGTGATTATGGATTTGTGGGGGGTAAAAACATAGACATTAAAGTTACTGTAATTGGTGCAGCAGTTTCAACAGTCTCATCAGTCATACAATACATTGATGGAGATAAAATTTTTTTAACAACAGACCCTTTTACAGGTAGTTTTGATGATGGCACATTTTCTCCAAATTTCAGTGATACAACAGGACAGTTGGAGTCTTTTTTTGAAATAACACAAACATCTGCACCTGAGGCATTAGAATATGATTTTAATTTAGCAAACATTGATAATCCATCACTAAACTCATTGATTGATGGAGGTATTAACCGTTTTAAATATACAGAATTAGACACATTGCCAATTTTGGGAGCATCATTTGTAATGAGTCCTGTTGCAAATCGTTCAGGGGGTTATTTTTCAGAGCCACGCATTAGGTATATATCAAATGTTGATGGTTACAGAAAATATAGAATAACTTTTTTCTTTTTTGTTTGGCCATTAATACAAGACAATCAAAGTGAGCCTCAATGGTTTAATGGTGTTGATACAGTTGGCCCAAATAACAGAGTGAGAGTTTTTTCACAATTAAATAATTCAAACTCAATTTTAGAGGATAAAAGTGCAAACACAGATGGAAACGTTGGAGGATTTAATGAGAATTATAACACATCTGTAAATCCATACACTTTAAATAATGTAATTTTTACTGATGGAGCAGCAAATGTAATTGAGGGGATTGACTATTGTAACACTACACATGTAAATGCAACAATAACAGGCTCAACATTTGACCCTGCAAACTCAAAATTTAATGTTGGATTGGTTTGGAGGAGTAATGATGCAGACAATTATCAAAATAAATTAACAAATTTAGGCCAAAATTTAATGGTTGCTGCACCAATACAAGAGTTTATAGATTCGGCAACACCAGACCCATCAACATACAATGGAAACAATGAGCCAACAACAGGAGCAGGATGGGCATTTACAAATGTGCAATTTAGTTTAGTTGGTACACAGTTGACCTTTGAGGCTGATATTTTACCAGATGCTCCAAATGAGGTGTTTTTTAATGCGTTGGATGATGGTGCAAAAAGATGTACTTTGTGGATTAGTCACAACAGAACTGATTTACCTGCAACGGACAGAGATAGAACATCAATAAAACTTTATGATACTGATGTAATTTGTGCTCCTGCAGTTGGAGACCCTATTAATGTACTAAGTGAGGCATTTACAGACCATGGAGATATTGATTTAAGTACTGCAACAACTACAACTGAGGATGATGTGTTGTATTCAATGGATTTTTTATTAAACAATGGAGATGAGTACAATGGATTAAGGGCCTCAATACAAATGTATAATTTATCAACTGAGGAGTATTTTACATTAGAGGAGTTTTTTATTGGATTTACCTCTGTGCCTTTTATAAATGGAATTTATGAGGCAAATGAGGCAATTAATAGAAATTTCAATTTACCACCTGCAACAGATAAAAATCAGATTACATTAAACCGTTTGCCAGGCTCAGACATAGTTGGAGCATACGGGATGAGATTGGAATATGGTTTTGAGAATTTATGGAGATATTGGGATTTTCAAAGTAATGCAGATAATGATTTTTTTGATTTGGCACAACCTAACAACGGACTCAATAAAAATTGGCAAAGATATTCAAGTGACCCAAATTGGACAATAAGAATGGCCACTTTTATGGTTAGAGATGTTGATGATTTTAATTATTCAAGTTTTGTGATTAGAGATTATGATGATGAGGATGTTACTACAACATGCACATTTGTTGATTTAACAGACCTATCAACACCAACTGCATTAATTGCAAATACATTGATTGAAGTGACTGCAGTACTTACATGGAATACCGGAGTTTTTGACCCGTTAAATAATTGGTTTTCATCAACAATTGAGGACTTTGAGGCAGGAAATAGATGGCTTTTATCATCAGTATTATCCCAGGGCGGTATAAGTTCAAACCCATTAAAACCCATAACAGGACAAACAATGTTGGATGTGTCGATTGTTGGAAATGTAGCAACATTAAAATACATTATAGACACAAACATTGTTGATGCATCAAAGGTATCATTAACTCATAGGGTTTGGACATTATCAGGTATTGATGGCAAAATCATGGAGGATGGAACTCAAAAAATAATGGAATTAGGAACAAACAAACAATTAGAAACATAAAAAAATAAGTATATTAATAATAAAAATTTGCAATTATGGCAGGGAGAATAAGTGAGTATATTGATGCTCCAAAATTAGTTGGTACAGAGTTAATGGATTTATCTGTTGTAGATGGAGGCTCTCCATCTGGATATGTAACAAGAAAGGTCACAATTGATGATTTTTTAACGGATTTTCCAAATTTATACTCAGATAGTGGAACTTTAGGAGGTAACAGAACAGTCAATCAGAGTGGAAATACATTATATTTTAATGATGGAGATTGGGGCGTTGATTTTTCAAATAACGGAATAATGTATGATGATTTAACAAAAAGAGTTGGATTTGGAGAGGCTACACCATTGGCAAAAGTACATATAAAAGGAGGGATTGGAGATAGATTGTTTTTTGTTGAGGACTCAATTGGCAGTGATGTTTTTGAAATTGATGAATTGAATAATATATCATTTCATCATACCTCCCCAGAAGCACCAACACACATCAAAACAATAAACGGATTCGGAACATATATTGATGGTTTAAATGTTAGCGCATCAACCTACATTTTAAAACTTAGAGATGGAAATGGGGATGACCAACATAGATTCAGGTCTAGCGGTAGAGTGGAATTATGTTTGGATGGAGATAGGTTTCAATTAGGAGCAGGAGCAGGAGTTTATCATTTTCATCAAATCGCACCAACTGCAGGAGGCTCATCCGCAACAATTCATAGTGTTGACAGTTTAGGAGGTTCAAGATTTGAAGTAAAGGCAAACGGGAGGATTTTATTAGGTAATTTACCAACATCAACAACAGGATTAGTTGCAGGAGATTTGTGGAATAATGCAGGAGTAATTAATATAGTTTAAAATTAGTATATTTACAAAAAAAATAATTATGTTACAATTAAATAAAAAACTAAACAGGATTAGTGGTGGAGAAATTTCAACAGGCTCAATAATTACCTATAAAATAGGAACAGAGGAGCTTACTGAGGAAACAACAATAATTTTTAATGTGTTTGATAATGCTCCAAAAGTTGTTGAGGGAAAACCAATACCATCAATTGACATTGAGGAGTTGATAAAAGATGGTAAACCTGTAAACGGAGGAAAATACACACCATCTGATAATGTTTTAAATGATTTACCAGAAAATGCAAAATTGGTAAATGTAACAGACAGAGTTGCAAAGGCATTTTTGGAGGAGGCATTTTTTGGCCCTAACACAATAACTGAATTAGGAGCAACATTGCCTGAGTAAATAACCAGATCAAAAAACAACCTTAAAAGGGCATTAACATTGAGTTAGTGCCTTTTTTTTGTGTCATTTTCTTATTTAGAATGATTATAAATAAGACTTATTAACAATAATAATCATTAATTTATTTGTCAGTAAGTTATTTAATTATTAGATTTGTACTATACAAAAACAAAACAAATGAAAAATTTAATAAATAGTGAGCAGGACATAATTAATTTATGTAACAGAGTTAATGGTGTAAAATCTGCTCCAATGACTGCAATGGAAAAAAAAGCCTCAGACATTATTGAGGACTTAAAAAACAATTCAAAATTAACATTATCAGAAACTTTGCAATTTTTAAAGGTTATAGAGAAAAGAGTTAATATATTAATTGTATTAGAGGACTTAGAAAAAGAATTTAAAGGTAATGAGTAAGTCAATAGAGATATTAATTGGAGAGGCATCATTAAAATCATTGATGCCTCAACTCAGAATAATTGCAAATCATTTTGGCCTTAAAATCAACAATGCAAAGCATTTAAAAATAATCAAAAAAGTATTAATTAATTCAATCAAAAACAACTAAAAATGGAGCAGCCAATTTTTTACACAGAGCAGGAGGTAAGATGTTTTCAAAACATTGCATTGTCTGCAATAATCAAATACATGGAATGGGAGTTTGAATATAACACCCAAATCAAAGAGGAGCAGAAAACAAAAATAATTAAATTACAATCTTAATACAAAACAAAATGATTTTACAAGACGATTTATTAAAATCAATGTTAGCATTAAACTCCTATATTGCAGGAAATTGCTATATTGTAAAAGGTAACAGAAAGAAAAAATATTTTAAATCTGATGCCTATGCAACAAAATACAAAACAAGAGATAAAACAAGAGAGCATCAATTAAATTACATCAATATTGTATGCAGGATTTTCAACATAACAAAAAAGCAATTAATCTCAAAAAATAGAAAAACAAATTTAGTGTTTGCCAGATATATCTGTGTAAATTATATTTTTGAGAGCACATTGCAGAGTGTTCACGACATTGGAGAGATTATGAGTATGAGTCATTCAAATGTTTTAAACATACTTAAAAACCACAAAAATATGGTTGAGACTAATTACACAAAGTACACAAAGCATGTAAATGACTTTGAAAAATATATTAATCAATAAATACAAAATAAAATGGAATCAAAAACACATTACAGAAAAGTTTACAAATCTGAACATTTAGGCGTTGCAGATTTAGAGGAGTACAAAGAGGAGGGAATGGAGCGATTTATTTTCACAATTAAAGAAGTGAGGCAATTTGAGTTGATACCTGGAGACAAAAACAGTGGTATCACAGTTGGAGGCAGGAGAGGCAGCCATAATATTGTTTATTGGACTAATCCAAAAATAAAACCATGGGCATTAAATGCAAAAAACTCAAAAATGTTGAGAGACTTTTTTAAGAGTTCATTTATACAGGATTGGCACAATTTAACAATTGAGTTATTTATACAAAATGGAGTTAAATCAGTAAGTGGAGGCACAACGGATGGAGTTAGAATTAAGCCAATTTTACCTGTTGTAAAAGTTAAAAAACAATTCACAGAGGACAATTTTGAGGCAGCAAAAAAAGCCAATGCCACAATTGAAAAAATAAAAAAGGCTTATTTAATAACTCCTGAGATGGAAACAAAATACATTGATTATGCAACAAAGTAAAGAATTAGAACAAAGGACAGAGAAATGGTTTAAAATGAGAGAGGGCCGATTTACTGCCTCTCAAATCAGCAGATTATTAGGCAAAGAGACTCTAAAAACAACTCAAAAAAGTATAAAAACCTATTCAATGGAGTCTGCAATTGATGAGGTATTTGGCAGAGAGCCACAACCAGAATTTTTGCCAAAGGACATGCAGAGGGGGATTGATTTAGAACCTTTAGCATTTAAAAAGTTTACAGAGTTAATGGAGGAGGAGTTTGTTGATGTGAGTGAGTGTGGTTTTTATCCATTTGGAGAGCACTCAGGTGCATCCCCTGATGGATTGGTTGGAGATACATCAATTTTGGAGATTAAATGCCCTCAGAGAGCAAAGTTTTTTAGGTATGTAATTAATGGAGAGGATGAGATTGATTTAAAATACATGGCACAGATGCAATGGCAAATGCTATGCACTGACACAAATTTATGCTATTTTATGAACTACATTATTGACAAAGGGCAGGAGAGATGGCATATTATTGAGGTGCAGAGAGATGAGGACATGATAAATGTGATAAAATCACGTATTGATCTGGCAATTGAGTATAAATTACAGTTTATCTCATTTATAAATGAAAATAAACAATTTTAAATTTAGCTGATTTAGAGTTGTAAAAATGCCACTGCCTGATGTTAGGGTGCAAAATTCGGATAAATTCAAATCCTTGCGTTAATCGAATGAGTATAAATAGATTTTACAGTGGTATTTTATTAATGAATTTTAGAGTTGTTGGCCCTTTGTGGTTATGCGTAAACAACACTCATTTATCTCCTATGGCATTAAGGGAGTTTTTTAAAAAAATAGGATTATGAATGTATTAAATGTAAATTTAGCAGAGGCTATTACAAAACTTTGTGAAGTTGTTGAGGCTAACAATTTAAACAACAAAGTTAACATTATTGAGGGATGGGCAGAGGTTCAAGTAAATGGTGTTGATTATCAGGCTCAAATTGTTTTAGAGCCACGAAAAACACATTATACAGATGAGCAAATTGTATCTGTTAGAGATTTTGATGAGGATGAAAAATTAATTAAATTTGATATTAAAAAGTAAAAATTATGAGTTACAGTTTAAAAGGAGAGTTAAAAGTAATCAATCCAACAGTTGTTGTGAGTGAGAAGTTTAAAAAAAGAGAATTTGTATTAATTGACAATGCAGGGCAATATGCTCAAATCATTAAATTTCAAGCAGCACAGGACAGGTGTGATTTGTTGGATAATTTTGCACCTGGAGACATTGTTGATGTGAATTTTAATCTGAGAGGCAGAGAGTGGATAAATCCACAGGGAGAGGCAAAAGTGTTTAACACATTGGATGCATGGAAAATCGAAAAAATGGGAGCAACAACACCTCCTCCAAAAACAAATGAGGGTGGAGTTGATGATGATTTGCCATTTTGAGCAAACAAAATAATTAACAAATTTGATTGTGAATTGAATTAATTAATTATATTTGCAGTATGGTTGTGCTCTGACATTTAACAACTAAACGAATTTAAAATGTACGCTTATAATGAAAACGAGGTCAGAGCCGTTGGATTTATGAGCGTTTTTTTATACTCAAAATTATGGTAAAACTAACAAAACGAAAAGGATTTAATTTTTTTAGGTCATATTATGACGTTTATAATGAGTTAGAAA